CCAAGGAACGAATACTGGACACAGTACTACCGCTACACGCGATCCTAAGAAATTCTATGGGTATGATTATACTGCTACAAATTATACAAATGCGAGTTATCTTGCTCCCATTCCAAATAATGCTACAACGGTAAATTATATACCAGACAGAAGCACTATTGTTACAACACCATCAGAAGTAACTGAATTTTCACTTGACAACACAAGAGCTAGTGAGGTAGCTGGAGTTAGTTTAAGTCTTACTACTGCTTCTCATATTTCATATCGTAAATTTACAGTACCAATGCAGGGTGGGTATGATGGATTTAAACCAAGTCGTGAAAGAACAATTGGTGAATCCATTGTGGCTACAAATACACAGGGGTTTGATTTGTCAACATCCACTGCTGAAGGTTCAGTAGCCTTTAAGAAAGCTGTTGACGCAATTAAGAATCCAGAATCATTTGATATTAATTTGTTAGTGATTCCGGGGGTCAATTATGAACAACATCCATATATCTGTCAATACGCAATTGACGCATGTGAGGATAGACAAGACTGCTTCTATATTATGGACCTGGCAAGTTGTTCAGCTAATGTGGCCACGGCAATTACAAACGCTTCATTGCTTGATACAAATTATGCTGCTGGTTGGTATCCGTGGGTTAAAGTTTTAAATACCAATACTAATAGATTTGTATGGGCTCCTCCTTCGGTTGTATTGCCTGAAGTATTTGCATATAGTGATAATGCTGCTGCTGAGTGGTTTGCTCCTGCTGGACTGAACCGTGGTGGTATCCCGGGCGCAACCCAAACAAAGAGTCGTTTGACTAGGGCAACTAGAGATGAACTTTATGAGAATAAGGTTAATCCAATTGCAACCTTCCCCGGACAGGGAATTGTTGCTTGGGGTCAGAAGACGTTACAGAAGAAAGCTAGTGCACTTGACCGGATTAATGTCCGCCGTCTTTTGATTGAGATGAAGAAGTTTGTTGCTTCATCGTCAAGATACCTAGTGTTTGAACAAAACACAGAAGCTACAAGAAACCGTTTCTTGAACATTGTTAATCCATACTTGGCCAGTGTTCAGGAACGACAAGGATTGTATGCCTTCCGTGTGGTCATGGATGAATCAAACAATACACCGGATGTGATTGATAGAAACCAATTAGTTGGTCAAATTTATCTACAACCCGCACGGGCAGCTGAATTCATTGTTATTGATTTCAACATTATGCCAACGGGCGCAACATTCCCCGGAAATTAATCGTTATATTTTAAGATACGTTGATAATTATAATTATATAAAAGACCTTTTGGAGACAAAAATATGGCAAACTTAGTTAATGAACAAGAACTGTTCTTTAAGGCATTTGAGCCGAAGATGGCAAATAGATTTATTCTATATGCAGACGGTCTTCCAGCGTATGTAGTTAAGGGTGTTGCAAGACCCACAGTATCCCAAGATGCAAAGGTTCTTAATCATATCAACGTTCAACGATATGTTAAGGGTCGAACAGTGTGGGGACCAATTTCAATGACTTTGTTTGATCCAATTGTTCCTTCGTCTGCTCAGTCGGTAATGGAATGGGTTCGACTTCACCATGAAAGTGTAACGGGTAGAGATGGATATGCCGATTTCTATAAGAAGGACATAACAATTAATGTATTAGGCCCTGTGGGAGATAAAGTTGAAGAGTGGATTCTTAAAGGATGCATAATTACTCAGGCTACTTTTGGTGAGTTGAGTTTTGATTCCGATGATCCGATGCAAATAGAAGTGACCGTTCAACCAGATCTGTGTATTTTGAATTACTAAATTTCTTGATAAGAAATATAGAAGTATTAAAATAGACCTCCCCACATATAGGGGAGGTTTTATTTTATACAAAAATACTTATAGTAAGACACTCAATTCGGATTCAAAATTATGGCACAAAGTACTAGTTTAACAGTAGGTCAGGGTGAAACATTTAAAATTTTAGTTTCAATTACTGATCAGACCAACACACCAATTAATATAACAGCTGAATCGTTTAGTGGTCACATTCGTGAAACGTATTCTTCAGAAGACACAGCTGCACTTTTTCAAACTGAGAAGATAGCGCCACATACGTCAGGTTCACTTTATGTTAGTTTACCTCCAGTTTCTTCTTCGTTGTTAGATGCTCAAGATTATGTTTATGATGTATTAATGACAAGCGGGTCAATTACTCGTAGAATTGTCGAAGGAAAGTTTATTGTAAGACCTTCCGTTACAAGGTAAGATAATGCCTCATACTATACCAGCTGGTATTGCTTTAGACATACCTGACTTAAGAGTTACTATAACTCCACAGTCTGAATACAAAGTATCAATTCAGGCTGTTGATAGTTATAATACTGTGTTGGTTCAAAATACCACAAGTACTGTAACAAGAAATCCTAGTATATTTGTAGACTATGCTGCTTCAGCAAGTTTCGCCACTACGTCCTCTTTTTCTCTTGTTGCTGCCGGTACCGCTTCATCCGCTATAACCGCAGTTACTGCTTCATTAGCGCTCGACGCGGAATCTGCTCGAGTAGTTACAACGACCATTGCCTCAGGCGTAGGACTTCCAATACTTACAGGTTCGGTTATATTGTCTGGTTCAACCGTTACTGGAGTTATTGGTGAAACTGCTAATTTAGCTCCAGCTATTCCAACATCATCTTTTCTTGGAGCTAATGTGGATTATAGAGCTTTTAGAAGCGGTTCTGCAAGACAAGGAATATTATTGGCTACTTGGTTGGGAGATGGAAGTGACCTAATTTCGTTTGCCGATGCATCGTCTGCTTCTGTTGGAGATACGTCAGATATATCGTTTTCTTTTGTCTTAACTGGTGAAAATGCTCATTTGAGAATATCCAGTACAGGCTCCGGTCCCGACACTTGGACGATACAAACTTATTTTAGATTGTTTCCCAAATTTTAAAACTAATTATATTATGAACTATTGTATGGAGAATATGAATGGCTAATGAGTTTGTCGCTCGTACAGGTCTAATAGCATTAAGTAATTCCGAAGTTACTGGAAGTTTAGGACTTTCTGGAGACTTAACGGTTTCTGGTGGGGATATTGTTCTAGGCACAACGAGTATTTTCAGTGGAGGAAATACTACTTCACTTAATAATATTGATGCTATTGATGCTACTACGGAAACAACCATAGAAGCTGCAATTGATACCCTTGCCAATCTTACTTCGGTTCAGGGACAAACAGTTACCCTTGGTGGTAATCTGGTTACCCAAAATAACAATGTAACGATCAATGCTGCAGGAGCGGCTAGAACGTTAACTCTTACTGAATCGTTAACGATTGGTGATGGTAATGATGGTACAATAACATTTAGTGGGGCGTCTAAAACTTTAACTGTTGAAGATACTTCGGTAGTAAATCAAGATTTAACGACTGATGCAAGTCCGCAATTTACAGCCGTTAATGTTGGCGCAGCATCTGACACAACTGTAGCCCGAGCAAGTGCTGGAGACATAAACGTTGAAGGTAACCTCATTTATCGTGCTGGTGGTACTGATGTACCAGTTGCTGATGGTGGTACTGGACAGTCAAATCTAAATAACTTAATCACAATGGGTTCCCACACTACGGGAAATTATGTTTCATCTCTAGTAGCTGGAACGGGTGTCACATTATCAAATAATAGTGGAGAAACCGCTACCCCAACCGTTGCAATTGGTCAGGCCGTTGCTACAACCTCCACAGTAACATTCAGTACTGGATCATTTACAGGTGATGTTACGATTCTTGGTAACTTACTTGTTCAGGGTGCTACTACACAAATCCAAACATCAGAACTTAGGGTTGAAGATGCATTAATTACCGTTGCTTCGGGATCTGCAAATAGTACAGCCGCTAATGGTGCTGGTATTGAAGTTGACATGGCTGGACAAACCAACCCAGCAATGACATGGGACCATTCGAATCAACAGTTTGATTTCAATTATCCAGTTAGTGGTAGTGAGTTTACAGGTTCATTTGCCGGTGATGGTTCTGGATTAAGTAATATTGTAAGTACATTAACTACTGCTGGCGAAAGTGGTGGTGGAACTGTTGCTCTTAAGACCCAAACTCTTACGGTTACTGGTGGGGAGGGCATTGACACTGTTGCTAGTAATCAAACAATTACGATTACAGGTGAAGATGCTTCAACTACAAATAAGGGTATAGTTGAATTAGCAACCGATGCAGAAACAAATACAGGTACGGATGCCGCAAGAGTAGTTACTCCAGCAGGCCTCACCGCGTGGACCGGAGATACAGCAGTAGTAACAGTTGGAACCTTGGCCGCAGGAGCTATAAGTTCTGGATTTGGAGCTATCGATATTGGTACTTCTGCACTTGCAGCTGGTTCCGCTACAGTTGCTGGTACTAATATATCTGGATCATCGGTATCGGTGGCCACGGGTGGGTCTGAAACCACATCAATTATCGCATTAGTTGCGGTGGCTACATATTCAAGTGCTCAGTTTGATTATACTGTTAACGATGGAACTAATTATAGGGCGGGTACTGTTATAGCAATTTGGAAGGCTGGGGCAAGTATAACGTTTACAGATTATTCAACTCCAGACATTGGCAATACATCAGATGCTACATTTACAATGGATGAGTCGGGTGGTAATGCTAGATTAAAATTCACTTCTTCCGCTGGAACATGGGCGGTTAAGTCAGCAGTACGAACATTATAAAAATAAAATAATTTACCTTTGGATAGAGAAGAAGGAAATACATGGCAAACGAATTCATAGCCCGCAAGGGGCTAATCTCGCTAAGCGACACTCAACTCTCCGGCAGTCTCTTCGTATCCGCTTCCCAAGGTTCAGGCGTAGATTTATATGTAAGTGGAAGTGCTACAAAACCAAGAGTCGGTATTGGTATCGGAACTCCCACAAAAGCCCTAACTGTATTAGGAGATATAAGCGCTAGTGGTAACATAGAAGTAGATGGCGGAATTACAGGTAGTGCGATTACTGGAAGTTTTAAAGGAGATGGTGCCGGACTAACAGGTCTCGCATCGTCGGCAGTTATTAGTTATACAAATTCTACTAATAATAGAGTAATAACTTCGGTTGATTCAAGTACTATAAATTCTGAAGCTAATTTAACATTTGATGGAAGTACCTTAATTACTACGGGTACAATAAGCGCTAGTGGTAATATTGATTCTGATGGTAGTATTACAGGCTCCGCAGGTGTTAGTTCGTCGTTAGGCGAGTTCGGGTCGGTTACCATTACCGCCGGGACCATTACAGGTATTACTGACCTCTCCGTCGCTGATGGGGGTACTGGCGTCTCTACCTTCACAGATGGTGGTGTATTGTTGGGGTCGGGTACTAGTGCTGTTACTGCTATGTCTGTACTCTCTGACGGAGAAGTGATAGTTGGAGATGGTTCTGGCGATCCGGTTGCTGAATCCGGTGCTACTCTCCGAACCAGTATTGGCGTCGGAACGGGAGATACGGTCCAAGTTACGGGTATTGAACTTGGACACGCCTCTGATACTACTATAGTTCGAGCATCCTCCGGTGATATTACTATTGAGGGTAACGCAGTTTATCGTGCTGGAGGTACGGACGTTCCTGTGGCTGATGGTGGAACTGGAGCAAGTTCATTAACAGATGGAGGGATTCTGCTTGGTAGTGGTACAGGTGCAGTAACCGCAATGGCAGTCCTTGCCAACAGCGAGATGATTGTCGGAGACGGCACGGCTGATCCTGTTGCTGAATCCGGTGCTACGCTTAGAACTTCAATTGGAGTAGGTACGGGGGACTCACCCCAGCTTACGGGTATCGAACTTGGTCATGCTTCTGATACAACGTTAACCCGTGCAAGTTCTGGTAACGTAAATGTTGAAGGTAATATTGTCTATCGTGCTGGTGGAACAGACGTTCCGGTTGCAGATGGCGGTACCGGAGTATCAACCCTAACCGATGGCGGTGTTCTATTAGGTAGTGGAACTGGCGCTGTTACTGCTATGGCCGTGCTTGGTGACAGTGAGATGATAGTTGGTGATGGTACAGCAGATCCGGTTGCTGAATCTGGTGCTACGCTTAGAACTTCAATTGGAGTAGGTACGGGCGATTCACCAACATTTGCAGGAACAACTGCTGGAAATGTACAAGTTGGTGTAACGGGCGATAATGAAATAGATACATCAAGTGGTAATCTAACAATAGATTCTGCGGGTGGAACAATTACATTGGATGATAATGTAACTGTTTCGGGTAATTTAACTGTTTCAGGAACTACAACAACAATTGATTCTACTGTACTTGATATTGGTGACAGACTTATTACACTAAATGCAAGTTCAGCTGCTGGTGATGGGGGAATACTTGTTAATGATGCAGAAACAAACCAAACAGGTTCGTTAGTTTGGGATGTTAGTGCCGACAGATGGATGGGTGGAATTAGTGGAAGTGAGGTTAAATTAGTAACACTCAGTTCATCTGATACTTTGACAAATAAAGTTTGGAATGGAACAGCGGTCGCCTCTGCCTACTTGGACGCTGACACGGCGCACCTTACCACCACCCAGACGTTCAGCGGGGCCAAGACATTCTCAGCCGCCCTCGTCGCCTCCTCCACGTTGGCCGTCACGGGCACCGGCCCGCACGCTTTCGGTGGAGCGGCACTTGACTATCACGGATTCCTTCACCGTGGCGATTTTACTTCGGGAGGTTCCTCTAGTCACTGTTTGGGAACTGCGTTCTGGCGCAACATAACAGGTGCCTCTGGCGACACAGGTTATCTAGCTGGCGTTGGGATAAATGGAAATATAATAACGCAGACTGCGACAGAAAGTGTTGGCGTTGTTGCCCAACTATTTGTAGTTGAACCCAACATCACGGACAATCTGACCGGCGACATCACGGTTGCTTCGACGGTCTACATCGTGGACGCACCCACCGAAGGCGAAACCAACGCTGCGCTGTATGTGGCGGCTGGTGCAACGATCCTTAAAG